ATGTAGGTGCAATTAAGCTAATGGGTGCATCAAAGCAAAGACAATATAAATTAAGTGCAAGAGCATCTAAAACCAAAGGTAAAGCAGCATTATATTCAGGTATTGGAAATGCAGCTTCATCAGGTAGTAAAGGTTACGATGCTTTAGGCAAAGACTCTAAATTTAGGATATTTGGGTAATGGCTATTAAAAGAACAACACAAAGACAGAATTTAGTTAGACCTAGCAATATTGTTCCTGATAGTGGTGGTTTGGCTATGGCACAAGCCAGTCAGAATATAGCTAATGCTATTACTAATATAACGGAAACTGTTGATAAAAGTCAGTTACAGTCAGCTATTATAGAAGCTGAAAAACAAGGTAAACAAATTGGTACAAGAGTTGATGGTAATGGAGTTCCAATACCTTTGGATATGGTAACGCTTAATTCTTTCACAACGCCTATATATAACAAAGCTAATTTAAAAACAGCTCAACAATATTTTAAACAACAAGCTATTAATAGTTATGGATTAGCTATACAAAATGATGCTGTAAAAAATGCTGAAAACTCATTGTTAAATAATCGTGGTAAAGTAGGCGATGATGGAAAGCTTTTAGTAGAAACTGCTGGTAAAGGTTATCTTAACTCAATTAAAGCCAATGTAGATAATGAAGTTTGGAATGCAATTAGCCCAGGATTAAATAAGATTTGGGGTGGTGCTAGTCGTAAGGCATCAGCATATATGCTTGATAATGCCAGAAAAATAAACATGGCTAATGCAACAAGTTCACTTGAACATATATTGGAATATGAAACTAATTTTATTACCAATGGTCAGGCAGATGAAACTGAATATGAATATATAACTTCGACAAAGGAAAAAGCCTTTAAATTAATTGAAGATAATTCAGATACATCTATTGAAGCTGATACTATTAAAAGAACCTATGCTACTAATCTACAAGGTAGAGTTTCAACAAATGCAGTAACTTTAGGTCATGCTAGTGGTATGACAACTGGCGATTTGCTTAAAATGGCAAAAGAAACAAGTGATGCATTTTTGAATGATAAAAATGTTGATAGCAATATTGTTTATAAATCAATGCTAAATGAAATTGCACGATTAGATAAAATTGATAATGCAAACAAACAAACTTTAAAAAACAATTCTATTATAAAATCCAATGAAATATTATTGGCTTTGCAAACTGAAAATAAATATCCATCTGAAGAAGAAGTCAATAAGCTAGAGTTATCAGATCAAATTAAAATAAATAATGCAGTATCGGCAAAGTTAAAACAAACAACAACAAACAATGAAAAATTATTTAACGATGCAATAGATAAAACAATTCTGTCTATAAAATTAGATCAAATAAATGTTGTTGAGCAAGCTGGCACAGATGATGATAGTGATTTTACAAAAGATGATATTAACTGGCTTAAAAAAAGAAAAAAACACCTTATGGTTAACGATTTAGTTAGTTTATTACCTAATAAATTAATGAAAGATGATACTGCAAAAAAAATATACAAGTTAACTGAAGATATAAAAAATAATTATGCAAAAGAAAGAAGTGATATTTTTAAAGCAAATATAAGTTTGGCTATGAGTGGCAATGGAAATTTTACATTAATTCCATCACAATTAAGAAGTAATAAATATATAGAAGATTTAATAAACCAAGACCTTATAGGAACTAAATCTTATCACGCATTTACTAGAGATGGCTGGATTAACGAAGTTAATAGATATGAAAAAGATTACATTAAAAATCAACAAGAAGCCAAAGTTCTTGATAATATAGGTTATAAAGTTGAAAACAATATTCCTCTAAATAATTCTGAAAAAGCAGTTATTGATAAGTTGGCACCTACTTCTTTTCCTTATAATGGCAAACCAACAGAAATTGATTTGTTAAATGAAAATGAAGATGTTAGAGACGAAAGTTTAAAAATTACAACAGCATATTCATTATCAACAAACAATATACACCCTAAATTAAAAGACCTTTTTGATAATATAAGAAGTTTTGCTGGTAACGACCAACATTTTTTATATGCAAAAATGGCATATTTTAGTTTAAAACAAGCTTTTTTTGATAAACTTAAAAACCAAAATGTAAATAATAGAGAAGCAGAAGATCAATGGTATCAATATACCAGTAGAAAATCTAATGATCTTAATATTAGTTTACTTGATGATACAAGATTTTATGATGATGCTTCTAGATTTGCGTCAGAAAACAGTCATGTAAATGCCAAACGTAATCTAAGCGAAATGTTTCCACAGTTAGCTGAGTCTGGTTCAACTGACAGAGATATTGTAGTAGATGGAATTAAAGAAGTTTTAGAATATTCTGATAATTGGTTTGGCTGGTTTGGCAATGTTGATGGCAAAGAAGAAGAAAACAGATCAATAAGAGCATGGCTTGACCAACAAGGATTTGGTAATTTTAGTGATGCTGTAATTAATCAACCAGATATTATTAATCAAATTATTAGGGGTGTTAAAACCCGTGTTAGAAATAATGAAGTTAATATGCAATATCCTAAAAAAGCTTTGCTTTCAGCTATTAAAAGTGAGTTTTACGATTTAACTGGTAATGTAAGTTTACATACAGATAAAAACGGATTTGTTCATTTAATTGAAGGTACTAATATTGTTAAATATGCACAAATGCAAGTTCCTGGCAATGCAGTTACTATTACTAAACAAGATTTAATCAAAGATGTTTTAAAAGATTATAATGTTTCATTTGGTGGTGGCACACAAAACCAATATATTTTAGATGCTATAGATCGGGAAGATATAATGTTTATTCCCAATAAAGAAGCTGCTGGATCACAAACATATAGAGTTGTGGCTTTTGCAGAAGATGGAAATAATTTAACTTTAGCAGAAAATTACACTTGGGATTGGTCAAATTCTCAAGTAAATGCTGATTATAAAGATGCTTTAAAAAAGATTTCTAATGGTGGTGTCAGAAAATTATTAAGCAGTTTAAATTTTATGTCTAAAAATAATTTAGATGCAGTTATGGAATCAATTAAAAGCAATAGAGAACAAGCTGAAACTTGGACAAATTTTATAATTTTATATAACAAAATTGCATATGGAGTGAATAACCTTCCACGATCTCCGTCTAACATCTTGCCAATAATTAATTATGTCAAATCTAAAGAAGGTCAGAAAGAATTAGAAGAATATTTTGATGATAAAAGATATTTAAGGTTTGATTTAAGATGATTAGAAGTCCTGAATATACATCTGCAATAAATAGAATAAATAATGCTTGGTATGATACAAGCCAAATGACTATTGCATCTCCTTATGATGTTTATAAATCACCGACAATTCCTCCTGAAGAATATGGGTTTGGTGCATCTTTTGAAGCTGGATTTAATCAATATAGCCCTTTTCCATCTATAATGAGAATGATGGAAAATTTAGATTTCCAAGATGATCCGTCATACGATCCATTAGCTGATGACCAAATACCTGAAGGTTATGAATGGAGATTTCTTAATAGCAAAAGTGCCGATGAAACATCTGTACGTTTAGAAAGACTAGATGCAGATTTAAAAGATTTAGATATAATTGAAAATGGTAATTTAATTGCTGTAGGTTTAGGTGGTTTAATGTCTCCTTTAACATTAGCACCAGTAGGAACATTTAAAACATTATCTAACACAAGTTTTTTAAAAAGATTTATTGGTAGTGCTGCTTTTACTACGGCTTTATATGCACCAGAAGAATTTTTAATTGCCTCACAAAATGAAGGAAGAAGTGAATTTGCACATACATTACTTCCATTAATAGGATCTAGTTTAATTGGTGGTACAGTTGGTGGTTTTTTTGGCAGACGTATAACAGGAAACATGAATCCAGCAGATGATTTTGCTCAAGAAGGAGAAGAAGGCATTTTTAGAAGTGCTGGTTCTATGGCTAATCCAGAAAATCCTATTGTGTTAAAATCATTAATGGATCAGGAAGCCCTTGCAGAAACAGGTATAAAACTTGAAAAACTTAAATGGAATCCCGTAACAAGATTAAGCCAAAGCCTGAATTTAACATCAAGAAAAATAGCATCTCAGCTTGTTGATATGGGAGGCATGATACAAAAGAAAGTCAAGGGTGGTAAAGTAACTGGTGAAGCTATGGAGCAATCCGTAGAAACCAATTTTAGAACAAGATATTTAAGTATGCTTATGGATAGCATTAGAATATCCGATGAAGCCTATCTTGCTTTTAGAGGTATAACTGCCAAAGAAGGAGATATTGGTAGATCACTACAAATGCTTGGTCAAAAAAGTGCTGACTTTCTTAAACGTACAAAAACATTATCTGAAGTAGCTTTTCGTGAAAGAGTGTCTAAAGCTATAAGAAATGGTGGTGTAGATGAAATAACTGATAGTGCAACACAATATGTTCAAGATGCGGCAAGAGGTTACAGGCATTTATTTGATTCAATAAAAAAACAAGCAGAAGATGTTAAATTATTTGAAATACAAATAAGAAAAGAAATTAAAGGTCTTAAAGCACAAGTTGCAGAAGGTAAAGCAACGGCAGATCAGGTTGCCAGAGCAGAACAAAGATTAGCTAAACTTAAAGAAGGTGGTGTACTTTTAAATACGGCATTAGGTTATGTTCCTAAGTTAGTTAGAATTGATAAAGTTATGGCTAATGAGTCCAGGTTTATTAATAAAGTAAGCACATGGCATCAGCAAACATATCAATCTTCTAAAAAAGAGGGAGATGATTTTGCCATTGACGTAATGATGGATTACACAAAAAGCAAACCTTTTTACGATTTAGAAGAAGGCATGAGTCAGATTGACTGGATTACACAAGCTAGTGGTACAAAAGCAAGAAAGTATGAAATTCCTGATAAAGTTATAGAAGAATTTTTAGAAAACGATATTGAAGTTTTAGCAAGGCATCATACTAAAACTATGGGCATTGATATTGAATTAACAAGACGTTTTGGCGATATATCAATGTCGAAAATAATTAAACAAATAACAGAAGAATATGACGAACTAATCAAAAAAGCTCCCACTACTGCTGAGAGGCAAAAGCTAAAGCAAGGTTTGGCAGATGATTTAAGAGATGTAAAGGGGTTAAGAGATAGACTTAGAGGAACATACGGAGCTTCTAAAGACCCTCATAATATGTCCAGTCGATTTGTAAGACAGATGAAATCATTTAATGTTCTTGTTGGCATGGGTGGTGCGGCAGTTAGTTCAATTCCTGATATTATAAGACCAGTAATGGTAGAGGGATTAAAGAATGTTTACGAACATGGGTTTCGTAATATGTTTAAACAAAACAGAAAGTTATTAAAAAGCCTTCAATTAAGAGAACTAAGACAAGCTGGTATAGCCGTAGATGCAACATTAGGGCTTCGTGCTAATTCCTTTTCTGATATAGGCGATTTATTTGGTAGTCGTTTTGCTATTGAAAGGGCTTTGAATCAATCAACGGCTGTGTTTTTTATGCTCAATGGTTTGAACTATTGGAACCAAGCTATGAAAGAATTTACTGGTAATATAATAAGCCTTCGTATGACAAGTGCTATTATGACGGATTGGACTAAATTAAGTAAAGCTGACAGACGCAAATTACTTGCTAATGGTATTGATGCTAACGATCATGCCCGTATGAAAAAAATGATAGAAACTAATGGCGAAAAAATAGATGGGGAATGGGTTCCTAATACTGATTATTGGTCTGATATTATGATGGTTAGAAAATTTCGTAATGCATTAAATCAATCAGTTGACAGAACTATTATAACCCCAGGAGCTGGAGACAGAGCTTTATGGACATCTACAGAATTTGGATCATTAATTACACAGTTTAAAGGATATGGTCAGGGAGCTACAGTTAGATTGCTTACATCAGGATTACAAGAAAAAGATGCATCTTTTTGGCAAGGTGCAATGTTACTTGTAGCTTTAGCCTCCATAGTAAATGAAGCCAAAAAGGTACAGTATGGAATAGATAAAGAACAAAGTTATACTGAGTTATTAATAGATGCAGTAGACCGAAGTGGTGCTTTAGGTTGGTTTACAGATATTAATAACAGTATTGAAAAATTGTCTGATTATAGATTAGGTCTAAGACCAATGATGGGTAAAAAGCAAGGTTACTTACCAACTGGTGCTAAACTAGGTGCTATATTTGGTCCTGCGGCAAGTAATATTACAACGGCTGGTGGTGTTGCTACAGATGTAATAACTGGCGAAGCTGATGACAGAACTCTTAGAAGTGCAAGGTTTATATTGCCTACAGGCAACTTACCTTACCTTGATCCTATATGGGACGAAATAATGGCTGCTAAGTGATGTGAATTAACAAGAAGGTGCAATATGAGTAAAGGTTATAATTATGGCTACTATATCTATTGCAGACAACGATGCACGAATACAACATAGTATAGGCGGTGGAGGCAATACAGCTAACTCCACACAGTTTACTATTGACTTTCCCTTCTTTGCCCT